GTTTGAGGTTTTTAACTATTAGTTTCAGTTTGTCTCTCGCTGGTTCCATCAGGTTCTGCTCCATAATCTTTTAATAATTTAGAAATTTTCGTTTCTTGGCCACTTAAAGTTTGAATCTGATATAAATTTGTCTTCATATACTTCTTAAGTTGTTTATATTCTTTGGTTAACTTATTAAGTTCATCATAGTTAATCTTTACACCTTTCTTTTTCTCTTCACCACCACCAAATCCAAAACCAATATTACTCATTCTTCTGGCCCCACAATTTTCTTTTTTCTTCTACGAGGTTTAGATGGTTTTTCTGCACCCCAAAGTTTAGGATTCATAGTTCCAGGCCCATACTCAATAGAAACTAAACTAGAAGATCCAAACTTATCATAGTACATATCAAAGACATTAATCCTACTTGGAGAACGAACTAAGTCTGATCTTAGTTCCTTATCATGTTTGTAAGTAACAAGATAAGCATCTGATGGTAGATACTTATTAGTTTTCTGCTCTTCATTACAATTTTCAGTAAGTAATTCAGTAGAATACTTATTACCCAATTGTTCCTTCTCTTTAGCAGTCCAATAAACTTTTGGTCCTTTTACTTCTTCAGTTTTAGTTTCAGTTTTTGTCTTTGCCATATTAACCTCCTCTACCACCCCATTCTATATCGGGGAATGCTTCTGATACAACTGCTTTAGTTATCTTATACTTGTCCGTGAGTTTTTTATCTTTCATCAAACATATTACTTCTGCTTCATCTTCGTGAAGTCCTTCTAATAACTGTAGGAATAACTGTTCTCTTTTAACTGGTTTAAGAAAATCATTACCACCTTTAATAAAGTTATAAAGAATCTTATGTTCATGAGCTAGGTAAGTATGTTCTGTACCTGCTGGTGCTTCATTCTTATCAAAAGGAACAGGCCCTTCTGGTAGAACAGATACAACAGTATCATCAAAGTTCCATATTAAAACAGACTTTAGATGTAGAGATTCATTCTCCTTTAATACTTGAATCTTCTTTGCCTTAGTTCTTTGTTTAGAAACCTTAGCTAATACTTCACTTAATAGTGGATTACTTGGTAGTCTATTGTCACCAAGTTCAGGATGTGTTTCAGTCATTGTCATAGTTAATCTTCTTCGAGTTCTTCCTCATCGTGAGTGAGGTCTGCATTTTCAAATCTAAACGAAATTACTTCGTCAGGGACTAAGTTACCATGTTCGTCAAACATTTCAGGGTGTACAGGAAAGTAACTCGTCTGTTGTTGTACATGTTGTTGATATAACCAACCTATTATACCACCAACTAAGAGAAAAAGCACGGAAAAAAGTGCTGTAAAGGTCAATGTAACATCTAACATCTTACGCTCCTGTTTAATTTGGGTTTGTTTAAACTGTTGTTGTAATAAATCCCTCCTTGATGGTTGCAGCATTAAACTTGTGCCTTTATTTATTCGTGACCTTCCTCCTTCCTCTCCTTCTATCTTTTTCGTATCTTGAGGCATCTTCTAGAATTGTATTAAGATAATTTCTAATCTTTCTGGCATCTGGTTTAGGTAAATGACCATATGCTTCACGAAGTTGTTTGTGATCATTGTCTTTACCACCCTTTATGTACTCATCTAACTCATGAATTAATCCTGTTAATTCAGAGGCGGTACTACTCTTATTAAATTCTTTAACATCAATACCAGTGGTTTTAGATGACTTAAGGTAGTCATAAAAATTTAATAGAAATTTTTTCTTTTCAAATGCATAGTCAATAGCTTGTTCTACAATAAAATAGATGTCGTCTTTAACTGTTACTGTCATTTAAATAAGTTTTTTTTCTTGAAGGTACTGTAGTGTTTCCATACATCCCCCAAGTTTCTTACCATCTACGGTTACTTGAGGGAACCCTTTTCCATGCCCGAACTCTTCATGGAATTGATCTTTTGTAAAATGTTTGTCTAGATTATAGACAACAAATTTTTGGTTCGAGTACTCCAACAGTTGTTTTGCTTTGGTGCAATATTTACAACCGTCTTTCGAGTATATAGTGAAGTTCATTTTTGTGGCAACCTCTTGTTAATGGTTATGGTCTTTAATTTTCTCTTCCCATTCTTTAAAAGATGATTGGCAATCAGGCGGTTCAGGATACTTATATCCTTTAATTTTCATCCACTTATTATGCAATGCACCCAACACCCATGACTGAGAAAGACTCTTAGGTCCATTCTCAAGTAGATTTAACTCATACTTACTTGAGGTGTACGATTTGTACTCCTCTCTCCAATTAGAATCGTCCCAATCCTTACTTGCCATTGACAGATTCCCAATCCGCTTGGAATAAATCTAATCCTTTATCAGTAAGAATGTGGTTATACATTTTATCAAATACTGCGACTGGCATAGTGACAATATCAGTACCACCCATGAAACACTCAGAGACACTTCTAACGTCCCTCAGAGACGCTGCCAAGACCTGTGTACGTGCTAATTGTTCCTTATATAAAAGAGATATATCTTTGACCAACTGAACACCATCAAAAGAATTGTCATCAACTCTTCCCACAAATGGTGAAACATATGCAGCACCTGCTTTAGCAGCAAGAATAGATTGTGCCACTGAGAATATAAGAGTTACATTAACTCTGATACCATCTCTCGCAAGATGAGCACAGGCTTTAAGACCATCTGATGTACAAGGTACTTTAATCGTTGCACACTTACCAAACTTTTTAGCAAGTCTCTTACCTTCAGATATCATATTGGCATCATTACCAATAACTTCCATACTAATATCATGAAGTCCTATATCTTTTATCTCCTGATATACATCTTCTTGTTTCCTACCACTTTTACGAATCAAAGTTGGGTTAGTAGTAACACCATCAATTAAACCAGTAGTCCATCTACTTTTAATTAGATCAACTTCAGCCGTGTCCAGAAAAATTTTCATGATTTGTCTTTTTGTTGTACGTTATATTCGATCACAATTTTTTCACTGGTTCTGCCAGAGTGATCTAAGGTGGATAGTTGTTGAAGAGTACCACCAAATTCTTCAGCAAGTTTCTTTGCCTTCTCTAATAATTCTGTTTTCATTTTGATTTTCTATTTCTTTCAAGTTCTAGTTGTCTTTCAAATTCAAATTTCATTGTAGTTAATGGTTGAACTAAAAATTGTTCCCATTCATTACCTTCAATTAAATCTTCAAGATGAGCAACATGTTCTAGTGCAAAGACTAGTTTTGTTTCATTGTTCATTCTCATAACCTATTGATTTTATAACCACTAATAAGAATACAACCAACAACGAGTCCTATAAAGGAAATCATAGTACCATAAGGATGTTCTAACATGTTAATAAAGATTTTCTTCTTGTTCTGTTAATAGTACCACATCAGACGTAGGAGTTGCAACACATGTTAAGACATACCCATCTTCAAGTTGATCATCATCCAAAAATGATTGATCTTCTTGACTTACTGTGCCTTCTTCTAATTTCATTGCACATGAAGAACAAGCTCCTGCTCTACATGATGAGGGATGATCTAAACCTTCTTCTTCTAATTGATCTAAAATATAAGTATCATCCGAACAGTCGAATGTAGTCTCGTCACCATCAGGTGTTTTAAGTGTAACTGTATAAGTTGACATGTAACTTTTGCAATACAAATTTATATATAAAAACGAAAAATGGGAAGTGTTACCTTCCCATTACATTCGACCCTGTGGCTCAAAAATAGCCTGCGTATTTTTTTCGCTGTTTTTGAAACTAAAAGCTGATTTTCGCCTAGTATGTGTACCCAGCAACAAACAACTGTTCATCAGATGATACTTGAGAACCAGTAACATACTGACCTTGAGCAGCTTCAGAATTTGCTTGAGCTCTTGCACGAACAAACTTCTGTCCTTCCTCAATGTTACCACCTGCCCATCCTCTGAGTGCAGAGTGTTGTAATGCACGACCATAAGAGAACGCAACATTCCAAGGAGTACCACTAATACGATTCATCTCATTGAGATAAACAGACGCTGCTTCCTCACTCAGTCCACCTGATAAGAAAGTAATGCCAGGAACTGCAGCAGGAACTGAACGTGACAGTGTACGAATAGTATATTCAGCAACCTCTTTAGGATTAGATTTCTTTACACAATCAGCGCCAGGAACTGTCATAGATGGTTTAAGAAGTGTTCCCTCTAAAACAACACCATTAATTTCACAAGCACGATAGACGGCCTTAATAACCTTCTCCTGTACTTCAGCAGTTCTATCAATGTCATGATCACCATCCATAAGGATTTCTGGTTCAATGATAGGAACTAACCCTGCTTCTTGTACAGACCTTGCATATCTAGCAAGACCCCATGCATTCTCTTGAATTGCAAGTTCAGAAGGGCCCTCTTCAGTGATTTGTAATACTGCTCTCCACTTAGCAAACCTTGCACCTTGAGCATAATAATCAGCGGCTCTTGCAGTTAACCCATCAAGACCTGAACAATATGTCTCGTGTCCTAATCCACCTGCAAGTGGTTTCAATCCTTTATCTACCTTAATGCCAGGAATTATACCCTGTTGATTAAGTTTCTCTACCATTAACTCACCATCAGCATGTTTCTGATATAAAGTTTCTTCAAATAAAATTGCACCGCTTATATAATTTCCCAACTCTGGTGTTGTAAATAACATTCCACGATATGCTTGACGATTCTCTTCTGTATTCTCTACATCAATACTTGCAAGTCTCTTACCACAAGTTGGTGTAGATTCGTCTACGGCAAGGATTCCCTTTCCAGTGGCAGCTAATTTATTAGCTGTCTCTATTAGTTGTTCTTTGTAGTAGGCAATTGTCATCCTTTTAAATTTAATATTTTCTTCATTATTTAGTATAACATAAAAAAAGACCCCTGTGAAGGGGTCTCGATCCATCTCGAACTGAGATTATTTATTAACCTATTGAAGGAGCAACAAGTGCAACTTCACTAGTCTCAGCAGCTGCCAAGTCTAGAGGGAAGTTGTGTGCATTTCTTTCATGCATAACTTCCATACCAAGGTTTGCTCTGTTCAGAACATCACCCCATGTAGGAACAACTTTACCATTTGTGTCTACGACAGA